CTTAGACAAACTTTCACACATCAAGTGGGTCTTTGATTCTTCTCCAAACATTGATGACTTGGAGTTAGAGATCAGGGCCTACGTTGAACTCTATGGACAGCCACCTGAGTTGATAGTCATTGATAACCTAATGAATATCACCGCTGAGACGGACAACGAATGGGCAGGACTTAGAGCAATTATGATGGAGCTTCACGATATGGCACGCAAGACTGAGGCCTGTGTGATGGTGCTCCACCACGTATCAGAACAGTCAGAGTATGGGTCACCTAGTAACCCACCTCATCGCAGAGCAATTCACGGAAAGGTCAGTCAGTTACCTGCACTGATACTTACACTGGGTTATGACCCAGGACAAGGAGTGCTCAAGGTAGCACCGGTAAAGAATCGGTTTGGAGAACACACTGCTGACGGAAGCAAGTTTGCACAGCTACTGGTAAACTACGCAGCAGTACAGATCTCAGATCAAAATGAGTTCGGTTGGATGTTAAGAAGAGATACGATTGCAGGATACCAAGGAGGGTACAATGTCTAAGGATGAGCAGATGCACCACGTGCCAGAAAAAAACAAAAGAGAAAAGACAGAAGTTTCAGAACTAAAGAATACTTACCGAGAGAATCTTAGGATTGATGCAGTGCGTGATGCTACCAATGGCTTGCGTGCAGATATTGATGCACTCAAGGTAGACCTAACCAACTTCGTTGGTGCGCTATTGCAATCTGGTATTGTCGAGTTAGTTAAAGATGAAGAAGGCAACATCATCTATAAGATCAACAAGGTTGTATTGGTAGATGAGTCAGTACAACAAGACTAAAGGTTCTCAGTTTGAGACAGATGTAATGAAGTGGCTTCGACGTGCTGGAGTCATAGCAGAACGTTTGACTAAAGCTGGGGCAAAGGATGAGGGCGACATCGTAACTGTTATCGCAGGAGAAACCTATATCCTTGAACTCAAGAACAGGGCAACCCTTTCCTTGCCTGAGTTCTGGAGAGAAGCACAAGTTGAGGCGCTTAACTATGCTAAGGCTAGAGGTCTTGGGGAAGTCCCTCTTTCTTATGTAATAGTTAAGCGTCGCAACGCATCAATAGATCAAGCCTGGGTCATTCAGGACCTAGCCCAATGGATAAAGGAGAAACAAATGCCAGTACCAGGTGGAGAAATCACAACATCAGAGATACTAAAGCCAGTAGAAGAAGTAGTTGAAACTTCAACTACCGAAGAGGATGAAGATGATTTGCCAAAACTGTAGAACAGCAGGCGATGAGAACACAGTAGCTGAATACAAACGTGCCACTAAGTTTCATAAGAAGTGCGATGACAAGGGGTGTGTATGCCAGCACAAGACTGGTCCAGGGTACGTAAAGCGGGCAGGTACAAAGGTGCCGTTGATGCAAACACAATCCCCATAGCAGCAATTGTTTCGCACTTCGGAGGTGAAGTACGTGAAGGCAAGAGTGCTTCGGTTCGTTGCTGTTTACATAGTGACAGTAGACGTTCAGCAGTTATCAATACTTATGACAATTTATATTTCTGCCATACCTGCGGTAAAGGTGGCAACGCAGCTAACTTAGTGTGCATACTAGAGAACTTGGAGTTTAACGATGGCCTCAAACGTGCAGTCGAAATTGCTGCTGGAAGCGGCGCAACAATACGCCCAGGCAATAAGTCCAGAGGCTCTAGCCGTACTCGAAGGACGTGGGATCTCTGAAGAGACAGCGGGACTGTTTCAGTTAGGGACTATTACCAATCCAATCAATGGTCACGAGATGTATCAAGGGTGGCTATCCATCCCATACATCACCGCATCTGGTGGTTGTGTTGGCTTTAAGTTTAGAAGATTAGATGATGCCAAGCCTAAGTATGGATCTCCTACTGGGCAGAAGGCACACCTGTATAACGTATGTGACATCACCGTTGACTCACCACACATCGTTGTATGTGAAGGTGAACTAGATGCGATAGTTACTAGCGGTGAGCTTGGTATCCCTGCCGTGGGTGTACCTGGTGTTGCTGCTTGGAAGCCACACTTTCCCAAACTATTTGCGGGGTACGAAACTATCTTTGTTGTTGGAGACAATGACATCAAAGAGGATGGGTCTAACCCAGGTGCTGAGTTTGCTAAGCGCGTGGCGAACGAGGTAATGAACTCACAAATTGTTACACTACCCCCAGGTATGGACATCAATGATTACTACTTGGCTAATGGAATTGATGCTACAAGAAAGTTACTGATAGGGGAGTCAAATGTATGACGATGACAAGAAGCGAGTGGGACACGATGGTACAGACTTTGCAGCATATGGGCTTCCAGATCCTAGAGATCAATATGGAAACCGAGACTATACTCCTTCGGCCTATGCCGACAAGGTAGATGCGGCTTTCATTGCAGATGTCTGGCGTATTATGGACCAAGCTGGCAACCTATTGGTGCGTAAGCATCACGACTACGGCCCAAAGAACATTGCTCACTCACCAGGTGGACCACTTAATGGTTTGCGTGTACGTATGTGGGACAAGATAGCACGCATCAATAACTTACTTGACTCTGGCGTTAAGCCAAGCAATGAGTCATTGCGTGATTCATTCGTAGACTTACTCAACTACTCAGCTATTGCAATGATGGTACTAGATGGCGTATGGCCAGAGGTTGAAAGTGAGTGAAGGGTTTTACAAAACTGATACCTTCAAAACCTCCAACGATGATACGTGGACTACACCACGAGCTTTCTTCGACAGATACAACGACACGTTTCGTTTTTCTTTGGACGCAGCAGCATTGCAATCATCCACTCTTGTTCCCGATAATTGGTACGGCCCAGACCATCCTGTTCCAGCGCGTCAGGACGCATTTCATAATGACTGGGCTAGCGATAGTAACGGTGGGACCGTGTGGCTTAACCCACCATACGGAAGGACAATCAAAGATTGGGTTGCTAAAGCAGAAGCTGAGAGCAAGAAGGGTTGCACCGTGGTACTACTGGTTCCCTCCCGAACTGACACTTCCTGGTGGCACGAGCATTGCATTGCGTATGAAATCGAATTCATTAGAGGTCGTCTCAAGTTTGGGAACCAACCTAATTCCGCTCCGTTCCCATCGGCAGTCGTGGTGATGCGATGACTGAGCTACACCCAGTAATCTATGACCTAGTGCCTAGTGTTGCTAACACTATCCACCGTAGGTATAAAGCCTACGTAGAAAAGGATGATGTAAAGCAGGAACTGGTTGCTTGGGCTATGACTAGGGCAGAAGATCACATAGTGGATTTAATGGAACCTGTTGAAGAAAGACGTAGGCACAACGAGCAACGCATTGCGTGGCAGATGAAGCGTGCAGGAGAACGCTATGCACGCAAGGAGAAGGCTGCAAAGTCTGGCTATCAGACTAATGATGAAGCCTACTACGAGTCAGCTACGCTTGGTCAGTTGCTACCCTTTGTTATTGCATCAGTCATAGATGGCACAGTATTAGAGCAAGCACAAGAGATGATTAGAGATGGGCAACCTAAAGGTTCATCATCTCCGGCAGAAGGTGGCAACCTACTTGCTAACCTCATTGACATCAAGAAAGGTTTTCTGAAACTAGACCAAGAGGACCAGGCTATCTTACGTATGCGCCATCACGAGAGCTTTACCCTGCAACAGATAGCACAGGTACTAGAGTGCGCTATCTCTACCGCAGATCGTAGATGTGCTCAGGCTTTGCGTAGGTTGCAGGATAATCTAGGTGGTGTCTCACCTTGGCAATGAACATTATTTATAACGAAGATTGTTTAGATACTATGAAGCGTATGCCTGATAATTTCATAGACCTAACTATTACATCTCCACCCTATGATGATCTAAGAATTTACAATGGTTACTCATTTGATTTTCAATCTGTTGCCTTTGATTTGTTCAGGGTAACCAAGCAAGGTGGCGTGGTGGTATGGATAGTAGGTGACTCCACTATTAAAGGCAGTGAGTCCGGTACTTCATTTCGTCAGGCGCTAGGTTTGAAAGAGGTTGGGTTCAACTTGCACGATACTATGATCTGGCGCAAGACAAATCCTATGCCTAAGTTTAAGCACAAGCGTTACTTTGATGTCTTTGAATATATGTTTATCCTATCTAAAGGCCAACCCAAAACCTTTAATCCTTTGCTTCAGCCAAACAAAAGAGCTGGTGAACTCTATGATTACACAGCTAAACTAAAAACAACAGGCAAAGTTAGAATCAAGAAAACATTTAACATCAATGATGAGCGGTACAAGGATAACATTTGGGAGTGTGCCGTTGCTAAGAATGAGACTGACCATCCAGCGGTATTCCCTGAGTCTTTAATTGCAGACCACATAACATCGTGGAGCAATGAAGGTGACATAGTTTACGATCCATTTATGGGGTCAGGTACCACGGCTTTAGCGGCACGTTCTCTTGGTCGCACCTACATAGGTAGTGAGATAAGCCAAGAGTATTGTTTAATTGCTGAAGGGAGATTGTCTTGAACGAAGAGTTATTGTTTACCTTTTTGCGAGATGGTTTCTATTCAGACTTAGAGAAAGCACCAGGTATCTATGATGCCTTTGACTGTATCTCTAAGCAAGCAGGTCATTACATAGAGTTAAAGTGTAGACATACCCACTATCCCACGTTACTGATAGAGGAGATGAAGTATCGCAAGCTGATAACGCAGGCTGCAGAGCGAGATCTCATCCCCTATTACATCAACTCGACACCGCAAGGTGTCTTTTCTTTTGACCTGATGGATGTACCAGAACCTGAGTGGTTTAACCATTGGATGCCAGCAACCACAGAGTTTGCTCGTTCTAATAAGGTCAGTAAGTTAGTAGGTTATCTACCCATAGAGGAAGCGGTGCAGCTCTAATGCAGTACGACTATCGTTGCCCTGATTGCAACAGTGTATTAACTATTGAACGTAGTATCCACGAGGAACCACGTGAGCCATCCTGCTTTGACTGCCACATCCCAATGGTACGTAAGTGGGACTCTCCCGCTATTACCTTTAAGGGCAAAGGCTTCTACTCCAACGGAGGGTAAAGCAAAACCCCACCAGCGAACGGACTGATGGGGCTTTGTTGCTAGCGGAAAGGGTTAGAAACGCTCAGCAAGATTAGTCTAACATAAGTATTAGTTGTTTACCTATTTCCCACGTGTAACGTGGTGGAATTGCTTCTACTAATTCTCCCCAGATCATCCAATCAATTCCCATTGCTTCGCGTGCTTGCTCAATACTCTTTGCAGTATGTCCACCTTTAGGTATCTCATCACGCATAGATCCATAGATACCTATTGGCTTTCCTTGCTTCTTGTGGTCACATACTGAACCTATTAGTTGCACGTTTGATTCAAAGAGTCTATGTCTGCGTACCGTCAGATCAAAAGATGAACCACAAAACTGTACTGGGTTAATCAATGGCGCACCTGGTACATTCTCAATCACATAAGGCTTACCACTAGCAATCAATGCCTCTCGTGTCTGAGGTATGAGATCTACTTTGTCCGTGCTCTTACCCTGAGCATTGCGTAGATGCTGAGTGCGTGAGTGTGTCTGACACGGTGGGCTAGCTGCAATCACATCAAAGGTACGCAAGTAATCTAGGTCTTGCAGTATCTCTAAACAATCTGCTTGTATAAAAGTAAACGGGTAACGCTTCTGCTTCTTAATATCAATACCGGTAACCTCAAAGCCAGCATCAGCGTATCCTTTGCTCGCTCCTCCAGCCTTACAGTAAAGATCAAGTAGTCTCATCAGTACCAACCTCGTCTATCGGAGTGTCCAAGAGCGCGGCACACACTCCCTCCATAGCGATGATTAAGGTATCGTAAACCGTGAAGGACTTGAAGTTCAGGTTGTCCACTACGCTCTCCAAGGAGCTGAGCAATTCCAAAAGCCGAGCTTCTTGGTTTGCCCGAAGCGTCTCTTGGGCGAGCCAAGTGGTCGAAGCGGGATTCACGGGTCCATAAGGTGACAAGACATCTGATCTGGTCTTGATTGTAGCCGAGTGCTCGTGCGTAACTAACTGCAAGTGCCTTGTTCTCACGCTTCTCCTCCATTGTCGCCTTCGTCCTCTCCCGCATCTGCGGGATCTCCAAAGGGTGGTGTGTTGTTCGCTCTGGTGTGAATACCCACAGTAAGCCTACTATTACTATCAATGATCCAAGTCTTGCCCTCTTGCTCATCAAAACTCCTTTGTTCATCAAGCAGCTGCTTGTATGTGTCTGGATACAGGTGAGCTAAGCGCACTAACGCTTTGTCTCTTGCCCGTCTATAATTACGGTAGTGGATAGATTGTTTCCCGCTTACCTGTCTACTCTCCATTGATCTTGTCCTCCCACACTATAAGTACATAGACTACCAGCATTACCGCAGCTATCCCTAACCAGTACATCATAAGCTCGCTGCCCTTACTATCTCGGTGATGTCTAGGGTTTGCCCTACTAGGTGAGCGTCCTCTTCATCACTATCCCACGCAGAGACCAGCACTCTACTGCCACTAGGTGCAAGGCTTAGCCATTGTATACACTGCTCAGCGTTAGCCCCGCCCCAAGTGTTATCACCATCAGGCTCTACCACTTCATAGAATAGAATCAGCTCAGACTTACGCGGGTGTATGGTGTAGATGTTACTCATTGCCAGCCTCCTCCACTACAGAGCAAGGATACGGCACATAGTTAGTAAAGGTGCTACACTCCGTGCATAGTCCATAACTAGATTGATGCAGCTCAAGATCTTCTCTGCCTTGTGGGTAGTGCGCCAGCGTTATGTATTCTTTACTCACTGTCCTCCTCCTCGAACCCGAACAGTTGCGACAGGGCTGAGTTAGCCCTGCGTAGATTAGCAATGGCTCTTGCTATCTCCTCCTGCTGAAGATCTATCTCGGCTTGATTAAGGCATAGGTCTGCCTTAGCCTGTAAGTATTCTTTATTCATCGCTATCCCCCTCCTGTTTGTAATCGTTATAGCCTGTACCGTCATCTCCGTTATCTTGCCGATCTAGTAACCACTCTTTCATTTTACTCATTACTCTCTCCCTCTTTCGCTAAGTCTGTGCATAATTCACAGGTATTTTGTCCGTTAATTACTTGTAAAACTTCATAGCCTGTATCTCCACACCAAGCGCAGCTATAGGTCATTGCCCTCTCCCTCGTTAGTGGGTAGTACTCTACCCTTCCACTGGCTTTCGATTATCTCAACCTGGTCCTCGTGTCCTAATAGCGTGCTCCAGTCCCACGCTCTCGGATCTCCGTCATAGGTCTCTATCTCCAGCGTTACTAGGTAGCGGTCTTTCATTGCTTGCCCTCTCCCTCAATTATAGTCAGCGTGTAGCCTCGATCCAGCCCCTCTATGTAAGCGTCTAACACCGCAAGAGCTGTTGCATAATCCCATTGAACGGGTGTTTTAATTATTATGCTCATTACTTGCCCTCTCTCTCTTTCATAATCTGCGGTAGGTTTAGTAACCGTCTAACCTGAGCCAATTGATCTAGTCTGCCTTGGTAATAGTTGCGGTCATTACTCTCCGTACCGGTACTAAGTCTCTCTAGCACCCACTCGGCTTCAACATTTAAGAATTGCTCCAACTCTTTCATTTACTTACCCTCTCTCTAGTAATTTAATAGCCAGGTTTAGAGCTTCGGTAGCTCTCGCCCTCTCCTGCTCGATAGTCTCCTTACTAAAGCGCGGCGCGGTGCTGGCATCGAAAGACTTTTGTATGATGTTTAGATAGTTGATCGCCTCTTTTGTGTTCATTGCTTAGCCTCCTCTCCCACAATAATTACCTTATCGCTTTCGTATCGCTGACAGTATGCTTTTGCTACCGCGAAAGAGCTAAAGATTAGGCGAAAGTCTGTCTCAATGTTAAACATCATACGCCCCGCTCTCCACTCTCCAGGCTTGATACGGTAAGCGTAATACTGTCCGTTTACTGTCTCCCTCAATTGTGTACCTGTAATGCTTGCGCCCTTCCACTCTAGCGTTACCGCCGATTTAGTTGCGTACATAATTAACCCCTTTACTTAGTAAACCCCGGCTAGGTACCGGCTCCCTCTCCCTTACCCGTAAGCAAGGGAGGAGAGTCACCCACCTAGAGACCTACACACTCCGACATTGATCCGATACACCACCCCAAAAGGTCGGCATTAGGTGAGCCGATACCTACCCACCACCAGGAGCCAGACACCCACACAATTAGGGCAAGGCCTAGCGCTATTGCTAGCGCCCTGACCCTTTTACCTCGCTTAGTTAGTCTCATTAGATCCACTCCTGTTTTAATAAGTAGCCAGGGTCTCCCTCTAGGTTGAGGTCACGAAAGAGAAAAGCTGAAAGTGAATAGACGGCGTGGAAGCCCATATCCATACCGCAGCCACTAACACGCATAACCCGAGACCCGTTTACATCGACTAGGGAATAGTCAAGGGCTTTTGCGGCGTGGTAAGTGATGTTACACAGTTGCCCGTCAATTACTACATAAAGGGACATAGTGCGAGACATACCGCTAGAAGATACGCTCCTAACTACGGTATAAACCTTATCGCCTGGCTTTAGGTAGTAAGATAGGAGGCGCTCTTTAGACTCCTCGCGGTCTGCTCTTTTCTGTGATGCCTTGCTCATAGTTGCGTTCATTTAGTTATTCTCCTTAGTTAGTTGGCAGTTGGTACAGGTAAAAGATTGGTGAACATCGCTATCGTTAAAGGTAGAGCCCTGGTCTGCGGTGAATTGATCGCCGCAAGATCCGCAAGAATAAAGGTTCATTTATTTATTCTCTTTTCTTGTACATACTTTGCACATACCGGCTTTGCGTAATTGCGTATCTATTCCACATCTAGGACATTTCATTACTTTGCCTCCGTTTTATACCCGCACTTAGGACACTCTTGATAGTGCTTAAATGGTTTACAGCTAATGATCGTATTGCCATACATATCGGCATTGCACTTTGGACAGTTCATTTATTTATCTCCTATCGATTCATTGACGGGGTTATTGCCCAAAGGCGGGCACACTCTTTGCAGATTCCACGGCCTTGCTTTGGATCAAGAATTGCGACTAGGTTCATCGCCTTTTCGATTTCGCCATCGTTGATCATTGCTTCGATCTTTGTATTGTGTTGATCGCAAGTCCATACACGACCTTTGTAATTCGTAGCGTTCATTTATTGCTCCTCATCGGATCTATTCGGTAGGTGTATCCGATAGGGCTAACCATACACGACTATGCCCCATAATCAACACTCAGCTTGGTCATAGTTTTACGGTGACTAGTCATTTATTAGTTAGACATTTACGGGCTAATTGTCCACAGAGCTGCAAGGGCTGCGAGATCTCGGACAAGGACAGGAGACCAGACAAAGACCAAAGACCAAGGACCAGAGACAGGACAGGGCAAAGAGATCGCTGAGATCGGTTAGTGAATAGCTGCAAGGGTTAATGGTTAGAGGTGCCAGAGCGGTAGCAAGCCCCAGCCTTTTCTATGAAAAGTTATCCACAGCTTTATCCACAGGCAGGGCAGGGCTGGGGATAACCTGGTCAGACCAGACAGGCCGACCCCCCCTTGTTGAATCTGACCGACTGTGTCCTGTTACTCCCCAACAAAAAATATTTGCTAAAGTGAAAGCTGCGATCTAGCCTCTGACCTGCGGTTATATATACTGTGATGAAGGTCACATTCTAAAAACGGGAAATCAAGTAAATTTTCTGCCTTATATATAGTAAGGGGCTTTAATAGGAAAGACCCTGAGCAGAAGGCGGTTGGCCTCTTACGAGGCCCCTAGGCCGAGTTCAGTCTTACCCCTCAGTTCGCTGTAGCTCCTTCGGGCGTTAAGCCCGACCTGCCCAGTACTTTTAGTGGGGATAGGTCTATCTACTGGTAGATGAAACCTTCCTCGCCTAGTATAAAGAAGATCCGATTCCGGCCCGTCCCCAATAAATTTTAGGAGATCACGTGGCTGACAATAGTGCCGACATCGCCAAGAGAATTATCCTTGGCTGTGTAGCTGAAGGTATGACCATCGAGCAGGCTTGTGCCTCAGCTGGTAAATCCATTAAGACTTACGAGTACTACCGACGTACCGATAAGGTCTTTACAGACAAGGTTGACCGAACACGGCTAGGCCTGAAGGACAAGTCCTTTGCCTCCGGTGATGTTCACGACTTAACCTTTGCCGAGTTCCGCGAAAAGTTCCTGCACTCTAAGACCTTCCCACACCAGCAAAACCTGGTAGATATGATTGAAGGCCGCGAACCTGGTTGGCTACACCCTTCTATGAAGTATGAGCCAGGGCTTGCATCTAATAGAATTTTATTGAACATCCCGCCCAACCACGCCAAGTCAATTACGATCACGGTGGACTATGTAACCTGGCAGGTAGTACGTAACCCCAACTTTAGAGTTTTGATTGTTTCCCAAACCCAGCAGTTAGCTGCCGACTTTCTCTACGCCATCAAGCAACGCCTGACTCATCCGATGTATGAATCACTCCAACAGGCTTACGCTGCTG